GGGAAATACAGCCGCGTGACCCTGGCCTAGCCCCCTTTGCGAGTCGCGTGACAGGCGACTTGCCTTACAACCCAACGGAGTAAAACACTATGAACAACTTCATCAACATCGGCAGCACACCTCCTGAAGAGGATTGCCTCCCGGCTGGCCATCCTCAGTCCCGCGCAGAAACCCTCGTGTACAAGCGCCAGCTCAAACGCGAATTCCCTGCCGGCAGCTTCTTCGTCAAGTCCTTCCCCCACGACTTCGGCACCTATCACGAAGTCTGCGCCCGTCTCGACGGAGACCCCGACGAGCAAGCCGCTGCCTGGGAAGCGGAAGCCGACGCATCCCCTACCTGGGACGATGAATCCCTTCAAGACCTGAAACTCGTCCGGAGCCTCACATGAACATCCCCTCCTACATTCGCTTCGCCGCCTGCACCGAGCTGACGCTCAAAACCGCTCGCTACTCCAACGGACGCCTCGCTATCCAGGCAGTTGACCGCACCACAGGCGAGCCTATCGCCACCATGACGGTCAACCTCCCGGAAGTCCACCTCGATCCAGACGAAGTCCTGATCAAAGACTACGCGGAGAACGAAGGCGTGCTGGCTTCTTTAGTCAACGCAGGCATCGTGGCACATCGCTCCAACGTCCCTTGCGGTCGCGTCAAAGCAGCCCTGTGCGGCGTGCTTAAGGAGATCGTATGAAAGCCCTTCTCTCCCTCTTCCGCCAGCGCACTCCCTTGGAACTCGCCACCTCCGAACTGATCGAGGCCCAACGCAGCAAGCTTGCTTCCGACACCGCAGGGGACTATGCAGACGCCGTGTCCCTGTATAACCAGCATCGGATTGAGCGCCTTCGCGCGTACATCAACGAACTCACGGAGGAGGTGAAAAAAGATTAAATTATTTTGAGAAAGCGATGGAACTTTTTAACCAAGACCGCGTCTAATCATCATGATGCGGGAATTCCCCCAAGTCACATCAAGGCTCACCCTCATGAAACAAGTTATCAAGGCGAAGATCGCTAATATCAACGTCGCTGTGTCGACTGCCCGCTCTCAGCTGGAGGAGATCGTGCAAGATCTCGAGGAACGTCTCAACGAGATGGAGGACAGTGACTCCCCCGCTGCCGAGGAACTTGAAGCTGGCATCGCTATCCTCGAGGAAGCCGCCTCATCCCTGGACGAGTGCGAAGCTATCCTAGACGGGTTTCTCGCGCAGTAGAACCCCCAACGGAGGGAACCCACCCTCCCTTGTAGGCTCTCCCTACACACGGAGTACGTTGCCGCCGATATAAAGGGCAACACATTGAAACTTGGAGAATATCTCATGGCTGAAGTAGAAACAAAGAAGAGCGCGACAGAGTACACCGACGTGACCTTGACCGATGGCCGCGTGGTCAAGTTCCCCGGTAAGCAAAAAGTCTCGAAGGAAGTGCTGATCGACGACACCTTGATCGACGGTGGCACGTTCGCTGAAGGCGCAGTTGCTATCCGCATGGACTTCCGCAATGGCGACACTCGCACCATTCCAGTCCCATTGTCCCTCCTGGCCCGTTTCGCAGGTCACGGCGCATCGCAGAAGTTCGGCGATGAGCTGGCCACGACTGCGGACAAGCCCTTGTCCGAAGAAGACATGGTCCTGGCTATTGACGACTTGGCTGCCCAGATCGCGGCTGGTAATTGGGGCAAGACTCGTGCCTCTGGTGGTGGTGGCGTATCCGGAGCCTCTGTCGTCGTCCAGGCCATCTGCGAAGCAACCGGCAAGGACCTGGCTACTGTCAAGGCGTACTTGCAGAAGAAACTGGACAGCGATCCTGCCCTGTCTCGTCGTGCCCTGTACGACTCCTTCCGCGTCGCTGGCACCAAGACAGGCGAGATCGTCGCTCGTCTCGAAGCTGCGAAAACCGCCAAGACCGCGAAGGTTGACGCCGACGCTGAACTCGCGCTGATGTAAAACTCTCTGCAAGCCCTTTATGAGAGGGCTTTCCAGAGGGGTCTTTACCCCTTTACCTGCGTAGTAATTGAGCCTCCTGCGCAGGGGCTAGGCGGGGAGTGCAGTGAAGTCTGCCTCCCCTTCTCGTTCCCTCCGAGGCTCACACGAAGGCTCAAATCATGAATACTAGACACACCCCTCCTGAGGACGATGAGGAGGATGACAATTACTGCACCGCTTGCTCCGGCACCGGGGAGGGGCAGTACGATGGCGCTATCTGCCAGTACTGCCACGGCAAGGGGGTTATCAAGCCTCGTCCAGACCCCGATGACTACGAACCTCCGGAGGATGACTTCGAGCCCTGGGACGGTCCGCTGTGAAAGGGAAATCATGAACATTGAACAGATCATGGCGTTGGCTGATGAATACTCAACCTATCCCGGCCACCCAGTAATGCGAAAAGACCTGCAAGCCGCCATCGAATCACTGGGGCAGCCCACTTTTGTTAAGCATGAAGTGGAATCGGCAGAAGACTGGTCTGAGTGGGTTTGTCCTGACCCCAATGAGTATTTGATTAAGTGCTGTGACTGTGGACTTGTACATGAAGCACAGTTTCGAGTGGCCGAGTACAAGCCGCTGTCATCTGAGGAGTTTACGGTAACAGATAACCCAAACGTGCAAGCTCAGTTTCGCATGAAACGGCATTCCGCACCCGGCGCACAGCCGAAGGAGCAACCGTGAAAATGCGAATCAGACGTAAACAGTTCTGGTGGTCATTGTGGTGGACTCAAATAACCCGCATCAAGCATCAGATTAAGGACTGGAAATGAGCAACGACAAATCAAGAGCCGCGTTTGAGGCGTGGGTAAAGAGTGTCCACCTTGATGCCGTGACACGAGTGCAAGACGCATGGGGACAAGACTGTTACCTGCCGCACATTGAATCTATGTGGTTTGGCTGGCAAGCCTCCCGCGAGGTGGCTTTGAGCGATGCCGCTGCCATGCTGGAGGCTGATGCAAAGCCTGTAAAATAAACCCAAAACACTCGGGAACTTTTCGCGCGAGAACGTGTCAAATATACATGATGCGGATTATTGCATCATAACCCGCGCTAACAATCAACCTTTGAGGCTCACTCATGAACCAAGATCTCTCCCTCGATGACCTCTTCCGCGAGGCTAAAGCAGCAATGCGCGCCCAGGTCGCGGCCAAGTCCAAGTCCCCCAAGCCAGCGGACGACGCCCCAGACCTCTCCGGCATCTACCGCAACCCAGACAACTGGACTCGCGGAGCCACCGTTGCGCTGATGCACTCGGAAACCTCCTCCCTCCTCGGCTACTTCGTCGAGTGGAAACACAAGACAGTCCCTGATGCTCGCCGCCTCGTCCGAGAGTCCCTGGCCACCCTCCCTGAGCACGCTCGGATCGAGTACGTCTCCGGTGACTGGTCCCCGAAGGCGGTCCCGGAGGTCAAGTCCAAGCTCCCATGGCGCGTCACCCTCCCTGCTTGCCTCGACGTCCTCCTCCTTGACTTCTCCCTCTCCGCGCAGGAAGTCATCCTCGACTGCGCCTTCGGGGAAGGAACCCTGGACCGGGTAGACCTCGTCGTACACACCACCTTTGCCTTCCAAGGCCAGTTCCTCTCCCTCCCTGAAGGAACCAACATCCTCCCGCGACTGTCCCCTGTGACGATCGCTTTAATTCACCGTCAACTGGATCAAGCATGATTATCATTGAAGTCCGCCCGAAGTCCCTGTACCTGCCTCCCGCAGAGTGGACTACCGTCACCATCGAGGGGGACTGCGAGGCAGCCCTGGCTAACCTCCTCACCGCGCATCTGCTCTCCACTCGTCACGAAGTCCAAGACGATGTGGAGGAAGGCGTCGATCCACTCGCTCCTTGGGAGTCATCAGATGACGAAAACTGAAGCAATCATCCGCAAGGCCATGCGGGAAGGGAAAGACCCCTTCACCGAGGTCGCAGCGGAGTTGTACTCCACCCCTGCTTTGCAGGTCACGAAGATCCAGCGCCAGATGGCGAAGGCTTCTGCGTATCAGTTCCTCGCTACTGACCTGTGCATGGGCGAGCTTAAGGAGGTATTTCACCGTGGCTAAGACACCGAACCTGATCCCGTCGAAGCAGCTCAACGTGGCGCTCCCCTTGCCAATGTACGTCAAGATCTCCTCGTACTTGTACTCGGATCTGGAAGGCCGCGTCCCTCACGGAGCGTACTCCCGCTTCATGCTCGACCTCCTCCAAGTGTACTTCGCGGAACAGTCCCTGGACCTCGCCCCGTTCGTCGGCTCCGTCCCAGGCACCCTGCAAGTCACCGGAACCCCGGAGGCTATTGCTGCCTTGACCAAGGTACTCCAATCATGAAGACTCACAGCCCTCGTGCTCCCTCCCTCTTCGATATTGGGATTGACCCAGATAGCGGCCTGCCCCTGTCCCTAGTCCGCCCTAACCAGCGCGCTACGACGGTCGCACAAGGCCCCTCCGCAGCGGACAATCTCCCCTTCGACTTCGGGAAGTACTCCGGCAAGACGGCTTACGAGATCGCAGACATCGACCCGCAGTATCTCGTCTGGCTTAGCAGCAATGTACCGGCTCGTGCAGGGTATGTCCCCGCAGCATTGCTGGACGCAATCCTAGGCCGCGCATGAAGACCGCTCTCCTTGCCGTCTGGCTTCTCGTAGGCGTCTGCGTCCTCATGGCCATGCCTCCGATTCTCGGCCAGCTTTACAAACTCCCACACGGATGCAGCCAACCTGCAAAACTATTATGAGCATTCCAGTTCCACTCGAGCTCCAGTCCAAGATCGCGGGATGGAGACTCCGCGCAGCGGAAGGTACGTTGACCCTTGAGGAGATGAAGGAAGCCGTGGTCTACCTCCGCGCAGGTCGCCTGTCCGCCGCCGGTGCTGCCGCAGCTACCAAGCGGGCTAGCGCAGCCGGGGCGAAGAAGACCGTGATCAATAATTCGGACGACCTGCTCTCGGAGCTGGAAGGTCTGTGAAGAATACGGGGGCTCAGGCGCAATGGATCAAGCTTGTCTCGCCATGCAAAACGCCTCGGTGAGTGTGAGGTCCCTCACGTACTATCCCTGCCAATGCCCCGGCCTAACGGCTAGAGCCCCCACCTAATACCTGTTGTCAGTGCAGTTCACTGTCGAGTTTAGGAGAGATGAGATGAAGATGAATATCTACCTGACGCCGGAAGGCATGGAGTCCTACGTTAAGGGCTACGTAATGTACAACTGGCATTACAGCACCCGCCCTGCGGTAGAGGCGCCGCCGAAGAATTCCATTCTTATCGGTTCCTGCGAGATCACAATGCCGCTTATTGAGGCTTGTGTTGCTCCCGCCCTGGCTAAGCTCACCGAGCGTGAAGCCGAGATCAACGCCCAAGCGCAGGAGGACCTTCAAGCTATCCGTGTGCGGAAGAGTGATCTTCTGATGCTCGGTTGCCCGGTTCCTGAAGCTAAGGGGGCAGAGCTGTGATCCGCCCTCCATTCCCTAACGTCCTTGACTCCTCCCTCATGGCCACGTTCAAGTCTTGCCCACGCAAGGCTCAGCTCGAGTACATGGAGCACTGGAAACCGGGCGAGCAGTCCGTCCACCTCCACGCAGGGAAAGCCTACGCTTCCGGCATCGAAGCTGGCCGCATCGCGTTCTACGTGGACGGGAAGTCGGAGCAGGATTCCGTGGCACTGGCTCTCCAGACCTTGCTCAAGGAATACGGAGACTTCCAATGCCCTCCGGAGTCCGCGAAGTCTGCCGAGCGTACCGCTGGCGCGCTGGAGTTCTATTTCAGCCACTACCGCCTCGGGGAGGACAAGGCAGTCCCTATGACCCTCCCCGGCGGCAAGCGGGGGATCGAGTTCAACTTCCTCGAACCAATCGAGCTAACCCACCCTACCACAGGCGACCCTATGCTGTACAGTGGCCGGATGGATATGATGTGCAATTACGAAGGGATGGCCCTCGGTGAAGATGATAAGACAACTTCTCAACTCGGGGCTAGTTGGCCTCGCCAGTGGGATCTACGTTCTCAGTTTACTGGCTATGTCTGGGGTGCTGGTCGTGCTGGCATTAAGCTGGATGGGTTTCTTGTGCGTGGTGTCTCGATTCTTAAAACCAAGTACGACACCCTCCAAGCGATCACCTACCGCCCCGCCTGGCTCGTCGAGCGTTGGTACGAGCAACTCCTCAAAGACGGACAGCGATTGATCGAGTCCTGGGACAGCGGTTACTTCGACTACAACCTCGACCACGCTTGCGCGGAGTACGGTGGCTGCCCATTCACCAGCTGCTGCCAGATGCGTGACCCTGCTCCCCTCCTCCGCGCGCGCTTCCAACGCCGGGTCTGGGACCCAGTCGCGCGGACAGAGACCCTGATCGAGGAGGCTGAATGAAATGCCCCACGGATACATCATCGCTGAGGACCAGTACCTCGGCACCTTCCACTACGCCAGCCAAGCCGCTGACTCCTGGGGCTGGATGTCCCGAGCGTACTTCTGCAAGCACTGCGGGGAAATCTGGGCGCGCCGTATTGTCCTTAACTCGAAAGGCGACCCCCAGTACTTCCGAGCAATCGACGTTGCTTGTCGGAACCACTCAGACCCTTGGGCAATTCCTGGGTCTTTACTAGCCGATGAACTCGTCTTCAACCTTGATACACTCAGCCCGGAAGCAGTCGCTCGGGAACTGGATGTCCACTTAGCCTACTACGAAAGACAATTATGAATACTCCCTTAACCCCTGACACACTGGTCACGAAAGACCAGCAGTCACTCTTCGGCCCCAAGATCTGCCTAATGGGACTTGGCGGTACGGGTAAGACCTACGCCCTCGGTACGCTGTGCGATTGGGCAGACAAAAATGGATTCGAGGTCGCGGTCCTGTTTACAGAGAATGGACTGGAGACTCTCCTCGGTTACTACCGTGACCATAACAAGCCTGTTCCTTCTTGCGTGTACTGGCACCAGCAAGCCACGAAACCCATCTCCCTCAAGGCTCTGATCAACGCAGCGGATCTCGTCGGTAAGCTCAGCTACGAAGCCCTGGCGAAGTCCACGGACAGCAACCGAGGCGGGGATAACAATGCTTTCTGGAAGATTCTCAACAGCTGCGCGAACTTCAAGGATGACCGCACAGGGAAGGAACTCGGTCCAGTCGACACCTTCCCGCGCAATCGGATCTTCGCCATCGACTCCCTCACCGAGCTGTCCAATGCCGCGTTCAAGATGCAGATTGGCTCCCGCCCAATGGCCAGCCCAGGCGACTACGGCATCGCGCAGTCCAACCTGATGAACTTCCTCCGCCTCTGCACCCAGGGTCTCGAATGCCCCTTCGTCATGACAGCCCACGTAGACAGGGAGACGGACCCAGTTACCCAGTCCACCAAGGTCATGATCAAGGCTATCGGTAAGGCCCTGGCCACTGAAATCCCTACCCTGTTCTCCGACCTTATCTACACAGTCCGGGATGGGGATAAGTTCTTCTGGGACACCGCTGCCTACGGCGTGGATTGCAAGACACGGTCCCTCGGCTACCGTTCCAAGATCACTCCTGACTTCGCGTCCATCATGGACGTGTGGCTTAAGAGGGGAGGCTGACATGAGCCGCAAGCAATTCACCACCCTCCTCGTCGAGGTCAAGGTCCCGCAAGCCCCTGGCAAGACGCAGAAGGAGATTCTCAACTGGATCAAAGGAGCGATGCAGCAAGCTGGCTCCCCCTTCCATTCATTCGAGAACCAAGTCCAAGTCAAACTAACCGGCAAGGAAACAACGTATCTCTAAGCGTGTTCGGAGGCGACGCTAACAGCCTCCATTTGTGTTCCCTTCCATTTTAAGGAAATTGTATCATGACAAGCCAATTCAATCCAGAAACATTCCTCGACGCACAAGTTAACGAGGCAAATGAGAAGCGCCCTCCCCTGCCAGTGGAAAATCCCGATTCCCCTAACGGGATGTACATGGCTGTGATCGGGGAGATCAAGACCGACTCCGGCACCATCGGCAAGGGCGATCGCGTTGGCCAACCTTGGA